CGGCACCTACAACCTTTCGATTGCCTCTGGCGGAACGGGTGCAGTCATCCTCGACGGAACGGCTGTCACCTTCCCCGGCTTCACCGTTTCAGGGTCGTCCACCAAGACGATTGAATTCCAGGCTAGTCAAACGTTCGTTTTCTCTGGTGCGGTGAGTTTCAATACTCACGCCCTCGTCACGCTGTCATCCACCTCTCCCGGAACTGCCGCGACGTTTAACCTCGGTGCCAAGTGGTCTACGGACTACGTTTCGGTACAAGACCTTAATGCGGTTGGCGATGTTCCCGGTGTCCTCGGATATCACGGAGTTATCGGCACCAACGCTACTGAGTGGGTACTTGTGGATTCACCTCTCGCGATTCCACTCTTCCCGCCAACGACTCCAGGGGCAGCCCAGTTCAGTGCCTTGGTGGGCAAAGGTCTCGGCTAGGAGTCAATGACTCGCCGTAGCCCGTCTTTTCGGGTGACAGGCAAATCTAGTCCTCACGACCGAGCGCTTGCTGGATCGAGTGCCCTTCATGCGCAGTACTCCAAGGGCAACGAAACTACCGCTCAACTCACCGCGCAAACAGCGAACCTCGAAATCGCCAATGCTGCTCGACTTAGCCGAGGCTCCGTAACCAACATCAACAAGGTTACGAAAGCGGAGCGAGTCCATCACGGCGAAACCAAACTTCCCAAGACTGGTTACTACAAGACCGCAGTATCGAGGGGTCGTGGAACCGGCATTCGCTTTCAAGACGGTGCCTATTTGGCTGGTCTTCGTCCCCTCCCGAGGGGAGATCGCTTCATTGCTTACGATGCAACGAAAGCGCCTAAGGCAGCAAAAGTCACCGGAAGGTTCCCCAAGTTCATCAAAGAGATTGGACCAGGGAACTTCGACTCCAGAACCTCGTGGGTGAAATCCCACAGATCATCTGGGTTCGTAAAAGTTGTGGGTCCTCGCAAGAAGCGATTGGCTCACCTAAAGAACTGGACGCACCGAGGCCACATTTGGGTCCCGCGCTAGGAGAAATCGATGGCACAAACGAACACTAAGGTTGCCACCATTCGCGGCACCCTCCTCAAAGTGGGTGTGAGCAAGAACCGTCGCCTGTACACGGCAGAGAACATCAAGAGTGCCGCTGAGGCAGCTAAGAGTGACCTAGCCGCTGGCAAGACACTCAACATGTACACGACTCACGATGCTGCCGCGAAAGACGATCCCATGGCTCTCGTTGGCAAGTTCACCAAGGTGTGGCAGGAGACTGACGGCTCACTCAAGTTCGAGGCCGACGTTCCTAACACCACCACTGGTAGAGACTACGCCAACCTCACGGACGGCGGGTTCCAGCGCACCATCTCTATTCGTGGTGGCTGGGGCTCGACTCCAACGATTGAAGACTACGACGGCCAGCAGGTACTAACTGCTCCCACGCTTCGCCTCGGCGGTGCAGACGGAACGGCTTCTCCCGGCGTCGAAGGTGCATCTATCGAAGGCATCGACTTTCTCGAATCATTCGTTGAGTCCGATGGCAACTTCAACCCGGCTGTTTTCATGGACATCACCGAATCGGTTGACGTGGAACTTGTTCCCTTCAACGAAGAGGTTAAGCCAGAGATCTCGGAAGATGTCATGGAGAGGGTTTTCGAATTCTTGTCCGACGCCATGGAAGCCGACGACCCCAAGAAGCCCTACGGCAACGTTACCTACGCTGACCCTGGCTATCAGGCGGACAAGAAGAAGCGTTATCCACTTGACTCCGAACAGCACGTCAAGGCCGCCTGGAGCTACATCAACGTAGCTAAGAACGCTGCCAAGTACTCGTCCGCTCAACTCGCTCGCATCAAGGGCAAGATCAAGAGTGCCGCCAAGAAGTACGGAGTCAATATTGCTGAGTGGTACGAGGAACTCGTAGCAGGCATCATGGAGACCCTCGAACTCGGGGGCTTCGGAGAGATGTACGCTTCGATGACCGTTTCGAACGGTGACGGAAGTGTCACGACGAACGGTTACGCGAATGACGGTGGAGACCTCCTCGCGGTGGCTCACCGTATTGCCCTCGCCGCAATCATGGGTATGTACTTCATCGACCCAGATCAGGACGGCGACATTGACACGATGGACGTTGCCGCCACTACGGCCCCATCGACAAAGACCGCATCAAAAGAATCGACCGAATCAGTAGAACAGCAGACCATGTGCCCCGCATGTGGTAACGGAGTAAGTGCTTTCCTTCCTTCCTGCCCCTACTGCACCGGACCACTATCTCAGGTGGAGTCAGCCGACAACACCGAGGAAACAACCAACAAGGAGACGACTTCAATGTCTGACACCACCATCCCGGCTGGAACGGCTGACACAGCACCCGCTAACGAGACTGCCCCAGTGGTAGCCGCTACCGAGGGTGCCCCTGCTGCTCCTGCCATCGACTACAAGGCTCTCGCTACCGAGATGCTTGCTCAGCAGAAGGAAGCCGAAGAGGCCGCTAAGGCTGAGGCCGACCGCGTTGCCGCTGAAGAGGCTGCCAAGCCAAAGTCTTTCTCGGAAGAGGAAGTTGCGGCTATCGTTGCTGCCACCAAGGAGTCTGTGACTTCTGAGGCTACTGCTGCCGCTCTCGAAGAGGCACGTCGTAGTGGCGCTATCGACCGCACGGGCCACACCACTGAGACCGCTACGTCGTACTACGACGCGATCCAGGAGGGTGACGAGGCTCAGCTCACGTTCCTCGGCAAGCTCAGCACCGCTGAACTTCAGCGTCAGATCGGTGCTGTTGCATCCGATGACCGCAACCTAATGGCTTTCGCACCGCGCTTCGCTGCGAACAGCCGCTAACCCCCAAGGAGACACTAAATGTCTGATTATGTACAGGAAGCCCTGGACGCTGCGGGGGCTGCGGCCCTCGTCCAGAAGAACATCTCACCGATGTTGCTGGAGTACGTGCGCCGTTACTCACCACTCGTAGGAATCCTTCCTACTGAGAAGTGGGGATCGTCGGTGTACTACTTCAACACTCGCACCGCACTCTCGCAGGGTGGCGCTGTCGTTGACGGTGGAGCTCGCGCTGTGTCGTGGAGCACCTATGTCCAGAACAGCTTCCAGATGAAGCACTACCAGATCCTCGGAGCCGTAACCGGCTACGCGGAGGCGGTGACCAGCGGAACCGTTGGTTCGCTTCGTGCGAAGGAAATGATGGGCGCTTCGAAGTCGCTTGGTTTCACCATTGAGACTAGCCTTCTTTGGGGTGCTGGTACGCCTACGGCGTATGGCCCATACCCTGAGTTCGACGGCCTCGACGTGATCTGCTCGCAGTTCTCGACTGCCTCGACCGGTGGCCCAAACCCTGGTCTCGGCTCTGGAACCATCGACAACTACGGTGGTGCCTCCACGTGGGGTATCCCAACGTTCTCGCCATGGACGCAGGGTGTTGATCAGAACGCTATCGACGCTTCGACCATCAACAGTGGAAACCTCACGTACGGTATGCTCGACTTGCTCATGACGCTTGTTGAGTCCAACGTAGCGGAGCCAATCACCAACGCGGACTACTTCTTGCTTTGCTCCCCCGGAGCCGAAGCTCGACTTAGCCAGTTGGCGTACATCAACCAGCGCTTCTTCAACACTGTTGAGATCACGCCTGGATTGATTGCTCCTACCTACAAGGGCGTTCCGATTGTCAAGACCTCGTTCCTTTCCCCTCGCACCTACGTGTTCCCAACAGTCACGGCGTCGGCAACAGGTACAGGTACCTTGAGCGGTGCCTACAAGTACAAGGTTTCGGCCATCGTCACCAACTTCGGTGAAGTTCAGGCTTCCGCCGAGGCAAGTGTCTCGCCGTCAACATCGGCTGTGTCCCTCGCGTTCACGGTTCCTACGTTCACGTCAGAAGCGTTGACTCCGATCCACTACAAGGTCTACCGCACGGCAGCCTCTGGTGCATCGAACAGCGAGACCCTCCTAGGTATCGTTCCCGCTGCGTTCACGGACGCCTCCGGTAACTCGTGGACCACGACCTCCATCGTGGACAACGGTGCCGCCCTTGTTCCTGCCAACAGCACCAACGTGCCTGCCTCGGCAGCAACTCCATCCACGTACCTCTACGCCAACACGGGCCTCAAGCCTTTGACCAACGGCGCTGAGAACATCTACCTGCTCTCGCGCAGCCCGGACAACATCCTCCGTCCTGTTGTGCGTGACTTCACCCCAATCGACGTGTACCCAACCACTGGTACGCCGGACGCCTTGCCGTTCGCCATCCAGACGGACTGCACGCTTGCCGTACGAGCACCGAAGTACATTGGTCGCCTCGCTAACGTCAACCTCGCGGTGGACGCAACGGCTGGAAACGGTCAGGTACCTACTCAGACGAGCTACTCGTCTGACCCAGTAGTTATCTAGTCCAACAACACTAAGTCCCCCGGTGGGTGTCTCGTAAGAGAATCCTCCCTCGCCCACCGGGGGGTTTGGTTTGCAACGTCTTGAATCCCAAGGGAGAGAAATGAAGACTGTATATTTGAAAAAGAACACTGAGGGTGGTGCTGCTGGGCTCTACTGGGAAGTTGGTGAAGTAAAGGAAGTAAACTCCCTCTTCGCAGATGAGTTGGTCAGACTGGCTCCTGGTGACTATGAGATAGTCCCTGAGGGCGAACCCGTA